ATGGCAGGATGAACGGCTGACGCGGGGTCCGCGAACAGCGACACGGCCAAGTCCGACACCTCCCACATAAGTTCAAAATAGTCGCCTGCGTTCATGTCAAGCAAGAAGTTCCACGCTGCGACCGCTTCGGCGTTGTTGCCTTGGAGACGCAACGTCGTGGCTGAATTTGCCACATCCGTGCCGTTCTTGCGCAGCCAAACCCAGACGTTATGCGTGCCGCCCGCTGTGTTAACAAACTGCGCCGAGAACTGGATGTTGTAGACGTTGTGCGTATCAACATAGACGCGCGACGTAGGTGTGCCGATGGTGACGCCATTGGTGATGTCGGTCGAATTGAACGTCATGGCGTAGGCCGTGTTGATCACGGCAGCGGTCTGGTCGGTCGTGTCGTAGAACGACCCGTAGCGCAGGCGCGGTAGTTGGGGTGTGTCGGCAGGCCCCAAGGCCAGTGCCTGCACGTCGGTGGCAAGCTGGGCGTACTGCGACAGGAGTGCTGACGAACTCTCGGCGTTCAAGGACGCCTGCGCCAGCAATGCCGACAAGTCGATGTCTTGCGCCGGCGGTCCTTTTTGGACGTCCTCCAGCGACACGATGCTGCCGCCCGTTTGATCGTACAAGCTTAGCAAAAACAAATACCATTCACGCGCAATCAACCCCGTGCGTGGGTCCGTCAAGGGGACGCGCGGTGGCGTGATGTTGGTAATGTTAGGCATTTGTGCCGCTAATCTGCAATTCTGCGCCCATGATGGCAAGTTTCACGGGGTCAGTGCCGGACACCTCGTAGACGCGGTCGCGGATTTTCATGGTCATGCCCAACCGCCGCCAGATGGTGCGGAAACCGTATTGACCAATCTTGCCCATCGAGCGCCAGTGTTCGTTCGACCAAGTGTGGCCGCCGTCGTCAGACCACCGCAACATGACTTGCGGATCATATCCAGGCGGGTCAGGATACTCTTGCGTCGTCAAGAACATTGGCGGGATGAACGCCACAGGAAAATCTGGGTTATCTACTAAAGGGTCAAAACCAGTTCCTGCTTCGGTTGACAAACCGTCGCCGCTTTCTGTGGACAGAAAACTTTGCGCAAACTCGGCGATAAGAAAATCGCCATTTTCGGCGGACAACGGCGTTGCGTCGCCGCCGGGCGACAAGTTCAAACCAACGCCTGTTTCGCAATCCAACTGCAAGGAATGCTGCGCAGTGCGCCGCAAGGTGTTCTGTCCTGTTGGCAATGCGCGCCACGACCGCAACCAGCGTTGCGTTTCACCATTGTATTTGTAATCATCCAGATCAAGGGCGTACAGATTGCCGTTCTCGTAGTCTCCGACGAGATTTTCGTCGTTATAAAACACCTGCGCCTGCGGCCGGTAACGGGTCCATTGATTATCCCAACCCGCGCGCTCATGCCAAGCGCCTGTCGAGGCATCATAGACCCAAGTTTTGCCTGCCGAAGGAAACACCAGTACATAGAACGAGTGACCGTCCTGCTGGTAAGTGAAACCGATAGCGTCCGACAGCGTACCATACTGCTGTATCTGCCATTCAATCGCGTGCGTTGATACGCGCTGTCCTTGGTATCCGTTCGCCACGTAGACGATACCTTGCCCGCGCGGGTCTTTGCCCAACCAGTAAACCTGGTTGTTCATCTTGGCGACGCTGTACCGCGCGGCGCAGCCCAGTTCGTTGAACGCGCCTTGGATACGGACCAGCGGGAAATCCGACAGCCCGGCGTTGTACCAGACTTCAGTGGAGTTGCGCCCAAACAACCATACTTCGCGGTGGTCAACGATCATGCTGATGATGTTGTCAGGGTCACCTTCAGCGCTGACAAAGTCCAGCGGATCGACGCTGGTGCCGTCGAGCAGAGCCGTCACCCAAATGCGCTGGCTGTTGGGTTCAATAAAGACAAAATACCCATCCAGATAGTCTACAACGGACGCGCCAGGGAAATCGGGGTCCGTAATTTGCGCAAATGCGTCCGTCGAGGTGTTGTAGATATATCCTGTCGGATCAGCGGCAATCATGATCTGAGTGCCGTTGTCCGCCATAGATACAGGCCCTGTACCCGCGACTACGCCTTTAATTGTGGCGACATAGTTTGACGACACTTGATAAAAACTATTGCCCGAAACAACGTACAGACTTGTCCCGTGTTCCCACAACCCGCGAATAGGCCCTGTGCCTACGGTAAGACGGAGCGTTAGACCGGGCGCCCGCTGAAGAAAAGCGGGCTGTTTGCCCCCTTCCGGCACAACTTCAGGGAACATGTTCACCATGCGGTTGTCCGCAGCGTTTACGCTGCGGGCCGTATATGCTGAACCGAGGATCGGCGTCTGCATCGTTTAGGCCAATACCGCGCCGCGAAGCGAAATCGCCCACCAATCAGTACCCAAGAACTGAAGAATGCAAGCGTCACCTATAGCGTTGAACGTAATGGTCGTACCGGCCCCAAGATTAGTTGGTGTCAGAACACCCGTATCGCCACCCGCTGCTTCAGCCACATACACAATGGTCTTAAGCTGGCCTTCAACGCCGTCCGCCAAAGTCAACGCGTTGCCGGTGGCTGTGGACGTAAACTTGGTGACAGGCTGCGTAATGTTGACGGCGCCGGCGCCAGAAAGCGCCTGCGCGCCTTCAATCACAGGCCCGCTGAACGTTTGATTGCCCGTAAACGTCTGTGCCGCGTCCGTGCGCGCGACAGCCGCGCTGGTGGACGGGAACGTCATCGTGGTGCCGTCCGTTCCGGCCAGCGTCAACGAGTGAGAAGCCGTCAACGTTTTGCCGTCAGCAATTGTCAGCGTGGATCCGGTCGCTGGCGCAGTGAAGGCTACATTATTGATGGTTGTGGCCACCGCAGCATTAAGTGTCGGTGCCGAAAGCGTTGCTCCGGTAGACAACACAACGCTGCCAGTGCCGGTAGACGACGTAACGCCCGTACCGCCGCGAGCAACAGACAGCGTGCCTGTCGTGCCTGCAATAATTGGCAAACCTGTTGACGTGCTGAACAACAATGCGTTTGTCAGCTTCTTGGTGACGCCGCCCTGCACAATCGGAATTTCATCCGCAGGATCAGAAGCAACCGCAGCAGGAAGTTGGGAGATGGCGACGTTGGTCATGGATTACCTCAGTAATTACCCGCAAAAATGTTAAACCGCTGCCTAGTGGCAACAAGGCTGTAAGGCAACGCCATGATGTCATCAGGGTTATTGATGCGCTTCAAGTTGCGCTTGGATGTCATGGCGATGCGCTGCACCTGCCGGGACGGCTCCACGCCAAACTCAGGGGCCAGTTCGCAGGCCAGATTGTACCGGAACGCGCGCAGGTAGCCGGGCGGGAAAGCCAAATCCGTGCTCAGCGTCGCCGGCTGGGACAGTTCCTGCACAGATACGATGTGGAACTCCAAGACCTTCGTCGGCACCGGGTAGACGTACATCTCGATGTTGGGGTACGTCATGTTGACCCACATCACCTGCGGATAGGTGCTGGTCACGGTCTTGACGGCGATGCCGTTGTACTGCTGCTGGTTGATGAGTTTCAGGCCAAACGAGATGCCGCTTGACGGGTCGCGGAAATAGGAAGCGTCGTCCACCAGAACGGGGCGTAAGGCGACGATGTCGCCTGTCGGCCCCATAGTGCGCGAGCGCGACCCCGGCGGCCATGTAACAACCTGGTCTATGGTCGAAAACACCGCAAGCCGTTCGGTATTCCAACTGTCGATCATCTGGTTCATGGCGGCCAGCGCATCCTGCGCGGTTTCGGAAGAAGGGGTTTCCCCTTCCGCCAGAACACCGATAAGCCGCAAAGAACCGTAGATGATGTCGCCAGCCGTAGTCATGCTATTCGTCCTTCCGAGGGCGACCGCGACGGCGCGGGGCCTCGGCCATTACGTTAGCTTCAGACGTCGGTTCTGGCAAGTCGTCGGCCGGGGCTTCAACGACCATTTCGTCCGGGTCGAAACGCACCCAGCCGTTCTGTTCGTCGTACTGCGCCTCCATTTCCATCGTGGCAATCTTGATGCCATGACGGTAGTGCATCAGGTAAATCTCGGCCATGGTTTTCCCTTGTGAAGAACAGGCGGTCCGAGAACCGCCTGTTTGATTACGCGATGAGGCTCAGCGCCTGAAGCCGACTTTCAAGCTGCGCAACGCGCGTCTGAAGGTTGGCGATGACGGCCAGCACCGAATTGCCTTCGTCCTTGGTCACAAAGCCAAAAGGCGTCGTGGAGGTCAAGTCCTGGATGGCGTAGTCCGGCGTGCCGGGAGCCGTAGACGTGATGGTCGTCAACTGCGTCGTCAGACCAGCGCCCTTGGCCGAGTAGACCGGGTTAACGATGGTGGCGCCGTCGAGGTACGGGTCCT